ACGCAGACGCGAGGCCATTTCTCGCAGAGCGCAAGAAGGCGGGAAATGGGCTCTCCCGTATGCCACACGGGAGCCCCACGCTCACCGTGAGGCCATTCCCGCAGCAAGGCGTCTTGCTCCTGCGAACCGGCGTCAATAACGTCTGGAATGACCGCCCAGGTTGTCTGGTAATCCAGCCATTCATCGCACCATGAATAGTAGGCTTGCCAATCTGTTTCCCGGCCCGTGGTGTGTTTTGAGAAAGCGCCATTGTCCAGCATCACGGACTGTCCAATCAGGTGAACGGTTTTGACCTGATCCGGCCTTGCGTGAGACACGCAAAAATGCCGACCCGCAAGGCTAAGCAACACCTCATTGGGCGTTATTGGGGTGCCGTGATAGTGAATGGTCACTTTTTAAAGATGGCCCCGAGACCTTCGGGCTCCCTCCAGACGTGAACTTCGACGGCGTGAACTGATACCGCAAAATGTCCCGCTAGGCTTTCGGCTGTAATCAAGTGTTGCGGAAGTTCCCGATGGTCTAAAGACTGAGCCCACTTTTTCAAAAGCTTTTGTTTGGGCAAAACGTCTTTTCCATCATCTTCCCAAAAAGCCCTGATCTTCCAGGTGTGGCCGTGAATCTTTCCGCCATCATCTCTATGAGCGGAAGAAATATGGGCATCTGCCCACTGATAAGAAGGCATTAGCCAAACTCCGGTTGTTCGGGCAGATAGCCAGCTTTCACGGCGGCGCGACGTGCAGCCTTGTATTTCTTGATGAACGTAAGCTCGCCGGGCCAATGCCCACGGTGCGCGTCCATCATCCGATCATGCGCGTCGTAATAGGCTTGCAGTTCCTGCGGATAAGTCATTCTTGCTTGTCCTCATGTTGTGTTGAGAGTAAATCTTCCAATTGCTCGCGGATGCGACAGACATAAGCCGCCGCTTGCATGTATTGCAGATGCACCTTGGATTCATGCTCCTGGGCCTCAGATAGCCGCAATCGAAGTTGGTTTATGCGGTCGTTGGTCTGCATCATTCGTCCCATTCGGTCTTGATAACCGCCTTGATCCGGTGGGTGATGGTGGCGATGAAGAATTCCTTGCCGGGGTCCGCTTTGGCGTAGGTTTCGGCCAGTTCGCGGATTTCGTGCAGATTGTCTTTGTGGCCTACCGGCTCGCATTGACCGTCCAGGATAACGTATTCAGTCTTATTCATGGGTGGTTCCTCGTTAAGAAATGATGGCCCAAGCCAGGACCGCGACAAACGCAACGACAGCCGCCACGCCTAGCCCGGTCGCCAGAGCATCGGAGCAGTAGCCGTCAGCGGGATGCGGCGGGGGCGACGGGACGCGCAGGGCGTCAACGATATGGAGGATGAGCCACGACGGGTTCACGGTCAGCCTCCTTTGCGATGGTGGCGGGGTCGAGCAGGCGGATGGCGTCGTCAAAGTTGGCGGGCATGACAGCCCAATTGACGGCCTCCCGCGCAGCAGCCTCCAGCCCTAGCCGGATGCCCTCTAGGCGGGCGGCGTTGATCAGGTGTTGGTTGATGATGGGGCTGTTGTGCAGCGCGATTTGCTTCCGCAAAGCCTCCTCCAGCGCCTTGATCCTCTCGTAGGCGTCAAGAAGTTGCTCGCCATGATCGTTCGCCCGCTGTTGAGCGGCCCCGGCGATATGCTCCAGCGCCTTGACCGTCTCAGCGGATGCGGCCTGTCCGGCGCGGTAGCCCTCCAGCCAATTTCGACGGCCTTCTGCTTCCTGCTCAAGCTGCGAGTCATATCCCCCGGATCGCGCAAGAGCGACATGGGCGGCTACGGTTTCCGGCGGCAAGCCTTTGGCAATGAGGCTTTCCCAAAATTGCACGCTTTGTTCCCTCGCCCACAGCAAAGCCTCGTCGGGTTCAGTCACTGGTCAGCCCCCTTGAGCCGGTCATACTCGGCCAGTTCTTCGGCCAACTCGTCACGCACACTGACCATGCCGTCATACACGGCCCGATGCCCGCGCTCGCTAACTCCCGGCGGCGCTTTGGCCGGATCAAATCCAACGAGCGCGGATTCAAACTCCGCCAGCCTTTGCCGAGTGACCTCGTATTGCCTGCGCGACTTAATCACTGGTCAGCCTCCCTTTTGACGGTCCATAGCTGGCGGGCCAGCGATACCAGCAGGGTATCCGGCATGGCATCAAAGGCGGTGTGGTGGCGTTCAACGTCCTGGCGGCTCATGCCGTCGAACATCTCGGCCTCTTCGAGCGCGTAGCCGACTGCTTTGCGGGCTTGTTCGGTGGGGGTCATTTCATCCTCATGTAACGTTTAACGTCTAGCGGCTTTGCCTGAACATAGGCAATCCGCCGGTGATGGTCGCAATAGACATGCCCGGTTGTGGGCATGGCGCAACTTAGCAGCCCTTCGCCGTCACCGCCTACAGGCCACGCGCATGACATGGGGGCGCGGTCCATAAGCCGCGTCGGGTGTGATCCTGGGATGGGCGAAAAGGCTTCGTCCATGACTTCCCGCCAAGGTCGCTTGGTGATGTGCGCCTTGGGCGGTGGCGTGCCGATATTGGCGGCGGTGGATAGCGTGACGGGCTTTTCCTTGGGATAGCGCAACACGGGCTCGGGCTTGGGCTCTTTGGGGAGCGTGGCGCGTTTGCCAGCCTTGCGGACGGGTAGGCCAAGGCCGACCTGCCTAAGACGCCACAAGCGGCCTATAATGGCGTTGCGGGTCTTGTGCATGGTTCGGCCAATTTCGGTGGCGCTATGACCGCCAGCTTGCAGGTCTAGAAGCTGGCGGTCTTGTTCGGCGGTCCAGGGGGCGATCATGGCTAGTCGAGAATCCCGCGCATAGCCTCGCGGATGCAGGTAAGGTTGTAGCGGGCTCCGTCGGGCGTGCGGCATCCGGCAAGATTTCTCGCCATGTAGCGGGCGGCGCGATCAATGCCGCAATGTTGGGCCAGCCCCCTTGCTTGCGAATACAGACCCTCGTCATTGTTGAGCCAGAGCGACACGTTCCAAGCGTTCCAGCTACGGTGGCCTTGATGTGCAGACATCGCGTTTTCTCCTCTAAGCGATGATTGATCCTAAACCGGGTGATTTGAAATAGCAATAGCCTTTTGCGTTTTTTCTCACTTAGGCCATATCATAGGCAGGGTGATACCGAACGCGCCGCGCTTGTCGCCGTTGTCGCTGAACGCGCAAAAGCCGCCGTGGCGCATGATGATCCGGGCGTGTCGCTCGCATTGCGTCTTGAAGTCACCAGGGTCAATCGTGGCGATGGGCGGGCGGTCTTGCGTCTTGGCGATTTGTCCATAGCGGCCGCGAAGGCTAGCTGGCGTGCGGCCAGGGAAGGCGTGGGCCATGTCTGCCCATGCCTCGCCGTCGTTACGCAAGCGGAGCAATAGCAGGTCCTCCGCTTGCGTGTATGGGGGCGTCTTGGAGCGGGTCATTCGCCGCGAGCCTTAGCGATGGCGGCGAGGGCGGGAGGGAGGTCAAGTTTGACCCCTGATGCAGCAGCGTCTCTTCCCGCGTTCCACGCGGCCCTGTGTTTGGGATCGCTTGGTCGCTTAATGCCCAGAACCCCGGCCCGATAGTGCGGCCCTAAATCGGTTCGCAGGTGAAGGTGCGGATCATCAAGGAAGGCTTGATAGATCGCCTTGTTCTGCGCGCTCATGCCGCACCCCCAAACACAACGAAAGCGGCGATGATGAGCCAGAGCAGCGCGCCGAATGTGAACGCGGTCAAAGCGAATTCCAGGGCTAGGGCTAGGAAGCGGGTCATGGTGCAATTTTCCTATGAGGGTTCAGGACAGGCGGGCGGAAAGCCGTTCAAAGATCTTGGCGGACTCCAGGGCCAACTTATCGGCGCGTTCCAGATCCTTTCGGGCCTTGGCCGTGCCGGGATAGAGGCTAGCCGCGCCGATGGTGAGTTTCACGATATCGCGTTCAATGGCGATAAGGCGTTCAAGGTCACTGACAGACATTAGGCTTTCTCCTGAATTGAGGGCCTATCAGGCGGCGCGAGGCCGCCTGAAGGTAACTTCACCGAATGCGCGGTTGGCAATCTTGGCTTCATCGCCGCGTTCGTGAAACTTGACGTAACACACATGATCGCCGCCGGAATGATCCTTACCGGGCTTGGCGGTCACTTGGGCATAGGCCACGCCTAGCCGCGTGTCCGCGTTCTCATAGGCGAGCAAGTCTTGGAGGCGGGAAAGAATGGCGTCGATGAATTCGGGCGAGCCCTCAATCCTGATACCGTCGTGTCCGTAGGTAGAGCCCTTGTGCCGGTTGCGGATAGCTTGCGGCTTGAGGGGAAGTCCGGGCTTCAGGCTGGCCCAATGGTCAAGCAATTCAGACTTACGCATGGTGCAATCTCCTATGTTGCAGCCTTAAGGCGGGCCAGGGTTTCCCCATCCCGCCTTGGGCCGGTTGTCGGCGATGTGTTGGGGGTTAGGCGGGTTATTTCGCAGTTTCAAAAAATTCTGAAATTTGAGATGGCGCGAAATGATAGCCATTGCTTATTGAGCCCCGGCCTTCGCGGTCGATGGTAATTGCTCCGCGACTCGTTTGTAGTGACTTAGTGGACGTAACCCAAAAGCGTTGACCCTTACGCACTTGAACCGGGCGACCTTTAGCATATGAGCGAAAACCGAAATTTGTTTTGGCGATCAAAATTTGCCCTTGATCCATTGCTAATTCTCCATCCTGGCCGTGATTGGCCTATGTCCAGACCATGCTCTAGCCTGATTTGTAATGCAATAGGGTTTTGTGCGATTTTTGCAAATTATGTGATTGACGGGGGTGTGAGGGGTGATAGGGTTGTGGCGTCGATAGAGGAGAAAACGACATGTCTTTTAAGAATGACCCTTCCAAGAGCGGCGCTTTTGCGGCTCGCAAGCGGCTCTTTGGCGAGAATTCGCGTTACGCAATCGCCCCCATCCATACGCGCTTTGGTGCCGTGCAATGGTTTGTGTGGGATGCGGAATATCCGAATTGCGGATTTACAGCGGAAGTGATCCGGCAAGAGGATTGCCTGGAAGATGCAATGCGCGATTTCATGGGCGAGCATGGCGCGGGGCGCGTGATTGAAGCCTTCTCAGGGAGATAAACAGCCAATGTCAGATTATTTTGAAACCATGACTCTTTCTGATGCCTTGCGCGATCTGAAAGCGAGGGAGAAAGACGTGTTAAATATGATCCGCAACATACGGAGGGCGTCTTATGTTGAAAGCAGCACGTTCTGGACGAACGCAGCTGAATCTCATTTTACTGAGGGCTTCAAGGCTATGAGCCGCGCCTTACATTACCCAGGCGAAGATGATTAACTTAGCCTCAATTCTAGCGCATCAAGCCCGGCCATTGTGTCGGGCTTTTTGTTGCGCGTAATTCCTAGTGGATAGGGGGGGATTGTGGGCAAAGAAAAACCCCGCGCTAGGCGGGGCTAGTTAGGGAGTGTGTGGGGCCGATTATGCAGCTTCACATACAAATGCGCCGCGCCCGTGATTTTTGCCGCCGCATGAACACTCGCAATTCATAGTCCGCCCCGTGGCGTTCATACAGCGATCATCGCATTCATGGCGTGAGGGATTGGATTTGTAGCGGATCATGCGTTCGGCTTTGACCGCACCCCCAATCCAGCCCTTCCCAGGAATGAATGAGGCTTCTACCCCTTCGGGAAAGCCCATGAAATTGTCGGGGCGATTGCCGCTGCCGTTTTCAAGCCAAACCCGGCCAAGCTGTTTGTCGCCTGCAAAAAACCGAACGTCAGACATTGCCCCTATCTCCTCTAGTGACGTTCAAACCCTACTCGCGCTTGATTTGAAATGCAAGCGGGTTTTGTGGCGTCAAAAACGGACGTAGCGATTGAGGATAACATAAAGATATCTTTATGTGTTTATGTCGGATTGGGGATATCAGGCGGGGGATGAGGGATGCGCCCGCCCCCATAAACGACACCCCAAAATGCCTAATCCAGGCCGGTTTGCGTAATAACCTCAGGACAAACCCATTTGTCCGGGTTTTTCGTCATTTTGTCCGGACTTGTCCAGGTGGACCATTGATTTTATTGAGAGAATTTTCGCAAAATTCGGCGTTTTGTCCGGTTAATTTCGAGGCGGACAACTGGACGGGGGTATATATACCCCGTCCTGTCCTGACTTGTCCGGCGTCCGTCCAGGGGTCTGTAATGGGCTTGGATAGGCTGGCTATGCGCCCCGCATTTGTGGCCCCGCGATATTGCAGAAAATGCGATTTAGCTATTGCGCCCTAGCTGGCGGCATGGCATGGTGATTGCGTCATCTAAAGGAGAAACAGACATGACATTCACCGTTGGCGAAATCGTGACCTACAATGATTACGGAACCACAAGACGCGCCGAAATTGTTAGGGTCTGGAAGTCCGAGATTATCTATATCCGCCGGTTAGATGGGTTGCTTGCGGGCGGAACTACGTGGGTTTATCCTGGAACCATTACCAAAGCCGCCTAACGCACACCCCATAGCCTAGCCCTGGACCCGCTCTAACAAGGCGGGTCCTTTGCTATGTGTGAGCCATTACCCGCCGGGGCCTATGCCCATGCCTGCCATTGTGTAGGCCATGCCATGCGGGGCCAGCCGTGGCGCTACAGTGGCCTTGCGTGACGGGGTGAGGTCATGGGGGTGTGTGCCCTTGCGTGGCCTTGTGCGGACTTGCTCGCGTCCAGGCGTGAAGGCGTGCGGGATCGTGGGGCATGGGGCAAGGCAAGCAAGACCCCCCCTGGGGTCCGACCCGGTGGCGGGGGGTGGCTGTAGCTATCCGCCCCTCCCCACAAATTTTTTGCCATTTCGCAATGTTGCGTATTACGCAAATGCTTGCACGCCCCTCAAATCCCCGCTATCTAGTCTCTATGACAAAGTTCAAGGTCAATCACGGCAAGGGCGGCAGACCCCCGAAGCCTGAGTTGCAAAAGGTTCGCAAGAACCTCGCGGAATTCATTTCGACCAACTCGCACAAGCTTGAGGACTGGCTTGACGAGATTTACGAGCGTGACGGCCCGAAGGTCGCGTTCGACAAGTTTACGGACCTTCTGGAATTCTATGTGCCCAAGCTGGCCCGGCAGGAGCATACGGGCGCGGATGAGGGGCCGGTGGAGTTGTCGATCAAGTGGTCAACCGACGCGAAGTAGTCCTGGAATACGCCCCGAGAAAGGCGTTTCTCCCGTTCCACAATCGCAAGCAGCGCTGGTCATGCCTTGTGGCGCATCGGCGGGCGGGCAAGACCGTCGCGGCGGTCAATGAAATCATCAAGCAGGCGGCGCTGAATACGTCAGGCACGGGCCTTTATGGCTATGTGGCCCCGTATCGCAGTCAGGCCAAGTCGATTTCATGGGACTACATGAAGCGGTATGCGAGGCCGCTTATCAAGCAGGCCAACGAAGCCGAACTTCAGGTGGACTTGATTAATGGCAGCCGGATTCGGCTGTTCGGGGCGGACAACGCCGACGCCATGCGGGGCTTGGGCTTTGATGGCGTCTATATGGATGAGTATGGCGACTTCAAGCCGAGTGTTTGGGGTAACGTCATTCGTCCCGCTTTGTCGGATAAGCAGGGCTGGGCGGTGTTTGGTGGCACGCCCAAGGGCAAGAACCAGTTTTGGGAAGTGTTGCAGACCGCCAGGATGAACCCGAAGGAGTGGTTTCACCTGATCCTGAAGGCGTCGGAAAGCAATATCCTGCCCGCCACCGAACTTGACGACAACCGAAGGCAGTTGTCTCAGGACCAATATGAGCAGGAATACGAGTGCAGCTTTGAAGCGGCGATTCTTGGCGCGTTTTATGGCGTTGAGATGCGCGTTGCGGCGGAAGAACGTAGAATTGGCAAGGTGGACTATGATCCAAGCCTGCCGACGTTCACGGCCTGGGACTTGGGATACCGCGATGATACCGCAATCTGGTGGTATCAGGTGCTAAGGAACGAGATTCATGTGATCGACTACCATGCCGTGAGCGGCAAGGGGGTCAAGGAACTGTCCAAGATCGTCACGGACAAGCCGTATCACTATGAGAAGCACTTTTTGCCGCACGACGCCAAGGCCAAGACCCTCGCGGCGGAAGGAAAAAGCATCATTGAGCAGCTTGGGGAATACCTCGGGATGCAGAATATGGCGATTGTGCCCGATTTGAGCCTTCAGGACGGCATCCAGGCGGTCAGAAAGACGCTGCCCTTCTGCTGGTTTGACGAAAAGAAGTGCTACGAGGGGATTGAGGCGCTCAGGCAGTATGAGCGTGAATATGACGAGGATCGCAAGGCTTTCAGGCCCACGCCCAAGCACAATTGGTGTTCGCATCCGGCGGATGCCATGCGGATGATGGCGATTTCTTGGGATAAAGGGCAGTTTCGGGACAAAAAATCGGCAAATCCACATACTTTGTTGGTGGGTGAGGAAAATTCGGCTACACTGAATGACATGTGGGCCTCTACACCTCGGCCACGGAGACAACGGATATGAGCGGCGTCAACTTCCCGTATCGCTATCAATACGAACATGTAGCTGCCAGCCAAACCAATCACGTGCTTGGCGGCACGGGTGCTGCGGGTGATTACGTTCACCGTCTTGTCTGCACGGTGGCGACGGCGGCGACCGCTCAGGTGCAAATCAAAGACGGATCGGGCTCTACGCACACGGTTTTGCCGAACAGCCCTGGCGGTGGCATCGGCGTCTACAACATTGAGATGAATGTCGTGTCCCGAAACGGGGCGTGGCAAGTGACGACCGGCGCGGGCGTTGAAGTGCTTGCCATTGGCGTGTTTTCTGCCTGATAGGGGCTAATCGTGGCTGAATTGCCTGTTACTCCCGCCCTGCAAAAATACCTGAACGTAATCGGGCAATATAACCGCGAGTTTACCAAGTGGGAGGCTCGCGCCACCAAGATCATCCGCCGCTATCGTGATGATGTGCGGACAAGCGGCGCGACGGGCTCAGAATCGGCCCGTTTCAACGTGCTTTGGTCAAATGTGCAGACGCTTGTGCCCGCCGTGTTCTCGCGGCTGCCCAAGGCGGACGTTTCACGGCGTTTTGCGGACAATGATCCCGTAGGCCGGGTGGCGAGCCTGCTTCTTGAGCGGGCGCTTGACTACGAAATCGAGCATTACCCCGACTTCCGCGCTGCGATGAAGAACGCCGTTGAGGATCGCTTCCTTGGCGGTCGCGGCGTGGCCTGGGTGCGCTATGACCCGCATATCGTGCAGGTTGGCGAGCCCGAGGACGGCTATCAGGTCACTGAGGACGTTGATCCCGAAGGCGACAATCAGGGCCAGGAGCCCCAAGAGGCTATCGAATACGAGTGCGCGCCGACCGATTACGTCCACTGGAAGGACTTTGGTCACAACGTGGCGCGGACCTGGGAGGAAGTCACCCAGGTTTGGCGTTGGGTCTATATGTCAAAGCCTGCTTTACAGGAGCGCTTTGGCGAGGAACTGGCCCGGCGGATTCCGACCAATGACTCGCCCGAGGGCCTGACCAAATACGGGCAATCCAGCAAGCAGAACGATCAAGCCAAGATTTGCGAACTGTGGGACCGCGAGACGCAAAAGGTCTATTGGTTCAGCGAATCCTATCCCGAACTGCTGGACGAGCGCGACGACCCGTTGGGCGTTGAGGGCTTCTTCCCGTGCGCCAAACCGCTGTATGCGACCACGACGACGGATTCGCTGGTCCCGATCCCCGATTTTGTGCTGTATCAGGATCAGGCGAACGAACTGGACATCCTGACCGACCGCATCGACGGTCTGGTCAAGGCGCTTCGCGTTCGCGGTATCTATGACGCCTCGCAGCCCGCGCTTCAGCGTTTGCTGACTGAGGGAGATAACAATACCCTTATACCTACCGACAAATGGGCCGCGTTTAGCGAGAAAGGTGGCCTTAAGGGGACAATTGACCTTCTGCCCATCGACGCCATCGCGGCGACCCTGATCCAGTGCTATCAGGCGCAACAGCAGATCAAGAGCCAGATTTACGAGATCACGGGTATCTCGGACATCATTCGCGGCCAGACGGCGGCGAGCGAGACGGCCACCGCGCAGCAGATCAAGGGCCAGTATGCGGGTCTGCGTCTGCGGTCCATGCAGGAGGCCGTGGCGCTGTTTGCGACGGACCTGATCCGCCTCAAGGCGCAGATCATCAGTTCCAAGTTCCAGCCCGAAACCATCCTGAAATACGCGGCTGCGGACCAGATGACGCCAGAGGATCAGCAAATGATCCCGCAGGCCCTGGAGCTTATTTCCGCCAACCCGCTACGGAATTTCCGTATCGAAGTGGCGGCGGATAGCCTTGTCCAGCTTGACGAACAGCAGGTCAAGCAGGAGCGGATTGAGTTCATCGGCGCGTTTGGCAACTTCCTGCGTGAGGCCGTGACGGCGGGCCAGCAAGTGCCTGAACTGACGCCCATGCTCATGCAGATCATGCGGTTTGCCGTGTCGTCCTTCAAGCAGGCCCGGCCTATTGAGGGCACGATTGACGCGGCGCTGCAAAAGCTTGAGCAAAAGCAGGCTCAAGCGGCTCAAAACCCGCAACCTGATCCCGAAATGATGAAGGTGCAGGCAGAGCAGCAGGCCGCGCAAATGAAGATGCAGGCCGACCAACAAGCCGCGCAGATGAAGATTCAGAGCGATTCTCAACTGCAACAGGCGCGTATGCAGGCTGACCTACAGGTTGAGCAGATGAAGGCGCAGATGAGCGCCGAACTGGAACGCCGCAAGCAAGAGTTTGAGGCGCAGATGCGCGTTCAGGAAATGGCCCAGCAAGAGCAATTTGACCGCTGGAAGGCCGAGCTGGACGCGGCCACGAAGATCATGGTGGCGCGGATTGGGGCCAATCCTGGGGCCGATGTGCCGTTCCTTGAGTCTCAACAGCAGTCGGCAAGCGATATGGCCGAAACCATGAAGGAAGTCATGGAAGGCATTTCGTCCACCTACAATGACATGATGAACATGCACGGACAGACGATGGAGCGCCTTGATGGCGTTCTTAGCAGCCTGACCGCGCCCAAGCGGCTTGTGCGTGGCCCTGATGGACGCGCCGTTGGCGTCGAAATCGTGCGCCCCAGCATCCAATAGGTGAAGAATGGCGACCTACAACAAGTTCAACGCATGGGCCGAGACAATGGTGGAAGGGGCCAATCTTGGCTCCGACCAATTTGTCATTGCGTTGACCGATAGCGCACCCTCCGCGACCAATAGCGTCCTGGCCGACATCACGCAGATTTCCTACACCAACCTGTCCTCGCGCAACGTCACGACCACGAGCGCGTCTCAGACGGGCGGAACCTTTACCCTTGTGCTTGCCGATTTGGTCATGACGGCCTCGGGAAGCGTGGGTCCGTTTCGCTATGTCGTTCTTTACGACGACACCGTTGCAGGCGACCCGCTTGTTGGGTGGTGGGATTATGGCTCCAGCATCACGATGGCGAACACGGAGACTTTCACCGTGGACTTCACGGGCGCTGCGATAACGCTGTCGTAAGGGGGGAATTGTGGCTGACAACGTAGGCTATACACCTGGGGTTGGCGCAACGGTTGCTGCTGACGACATCGGCGGTGTCCTGTTTCAGCGCCTAAAGCTTTCGCTTGGCGGCGACGGTGTAAACCAGGGCGATGTGCAAGGCTCGGCGTCCAATCCTGTCGGCAACGAACTCGCCCTTCTGGTCCGGTCGGTGGTGGAGGAAAACGCCTACACCCAAGAACTGCTGAACACCATCGCGCAAATCCTGCGTTCGGTGTGGCAAATGGGCTCTGCGGCAGGTGCGCCGTCGCTCACGGTTCGGAACTCTACACAGGCGGATTTCCAAGTCACTATCCAGAACAATGCGCCAGTCAACGTCAACCAGATCGCCGGTGGCACGCCGCAAACGACTGGTGGCGGTTCCTCCCCGGCCCTTTCGACCAGCAATCATTTGGTCGTGGCGCAGTCTCAGCAATATCACCCGGCGTCTTTGCCGCAGCACATCTACGCTAACATTCAGGTCTGAAAATGTCGCTGACACTCAATCTCCGCAAGAAGGTTCACCGCAAGATTTGGGAGCCCGTCTTTACTCCCGCCCCGGTTACGTCGGCTGCGGGCACGATCTTTGTGGGCGACAACCTGAACCTCGGGCAGACGCAGGGGCTTGTGCCCAACCTTCCCACTGACGTTGGCCGTCAAGCCTACTATGTGACGGGCGTGTCGTCGTTCTACTGGTATAACAAGCAGGAAGAAGCCTTCGCGCAACTGCCGAACTCGGGCTCGGCGGGCACTTATGGTGCGGGCGCTGCGGGGTTTGTGCATCCGGCAGGACCGTCCTTCACCGCATCGGCGGGCACGACCAACAGCTTCACCTCGACCCTGACGATGGCCCGCAACGTGGGCGGCTACCGCTTCCGCGTGACGGCGGGGACCAACCGGGGCCTTGAAGGCTTCATCCGCGCCAACGCCGTTGGGGCAAATGCCGTGTTCAGCACGGTGGACACCTATGCCGTCGCCTTTGACAATACCAGCGTCATCCAACTGTTGACGGGCCGCTTCTGGCTTTACGTCCCCGGCGCGACCAGCGGCTTCAACTACTACGACTACGCCACGAACGCCTGGACCTCGCGCTCTGTAGCTTCCGGCCCCGCCATCACGGCCAACGAGGGCTGCCTGATCGGCACCCCGGCGAAGGAAACCGTGGTCGAACTCGGGACGGCTTCGGCGGGCGCGGCCTCGACCCTCACCGACGCCACGCGCTCTTGGGAAGTGAACGGCTTTGCCAGGCGCATGGTAGCCATCATCAGCGGAACCGGCGCGGGCCAGTATCGCTATGTCGTCTCCAACACCGCCACCATCCTGACGGTTGACGCGGCGTGGGGCACGGCACCTGATGCGACCAGCGAATACGAGATCAGCGGGCTCTGGTCGGACGTTGCCTCCGCAGGCTCCACGACCACCATCACGGCGGGTTCTGGCACCCCCTGGACGGCCTCCCAGTGGATTGGTCAACAGGTCCGTGCCGTGGCCGGAACCGGGGCGGGTCAAGTGTCGGTCATCACGGCCAACACGACCTCGCAGTTGACCTTTGGCGCGGTTACAACCGCTTTTGACGCCACGACCCGCTACGTCATTGAGCCCGACGACAACGCCTTCTGGTTCCTCGGTGGTGCGGCGGTCACGCTGTTCAAATACAGCATCAGCGGCAACACCTGGGCGACCATCAGCCCCGGCGCGGCTCGCGGTGGCGCTGCGGGCGCGGGAACGTCTGGTAGCTGGATCGCCAACGTCCCTGACATCGCGTGGAACGGTGTAGGCTCTGCGGGTGGCCCCGGTGGCGCTTTGCGGCAGAACGGGCGCTTTATCTACTCGTTCCGGGCTGCGGGCGCCAGCACCCTCGACGTTTACGACATCGCGGCGAACACTTGGTATTCGGGCATCACCTATGTGGGTTCGGATACCTTCACGACCGGCTCAACCTGGGCTGACTGGAACGGCACAATCTACGGGCAGAAGGACGCCACGGGGCGCTTCTTCATGTTCAACGTGGCGAAGAACGAGATGATCCCGCTTACGACCAACAACATCACTCAGTCCACGGCTATTTCCGGCGCTCGCCTGCTGTTCGACCAGTATTACGACCCGACCAACGGCAAGGCGCTCCGTTTCATCACCTACCTGTCCAACACCTCTTCGCAACTTCAGCGGATGGTGCTGATCTAATGTTTACGCCCGAAGTCTATCAGGTCGGCACCCGGTGGGCTTACGCCATCCTTGAGAACGGCTGGCCTATTATCCGGCAAGAATATCACCCGGATAAACCCGGCGACGAGCCCATGACTCAAGAAGAGGCGGAGGCGTGCGTTGCCGTTGTGCTGGCTCGCGTTTCTGATTCATCCGATCAATCCAGCGTGGAACTAAACAAAATCGACTTTTTGCGACTGTTTACGGACGAGGAAATTGCAGATTTGCTTGAAGAGGCTAAAACCAATCCAATAGTTGCCGTTTATCAATATAAACTGAGCCATGCGCCGGTTGTCCGGCTAGATGATCCAGACATCCTTAACGGACTCCCGGCGCTAGAAGCAATGGGAATTCTTGCCCCTGGACGCGCCGCCAAAATCCTTCGGAACCAAGCGCCATGAAAGAGTTTGAGACTCCCAAGACGTTTATCCCTGGTAGGCCCATCCTGACTTATTTCAGGCGTCTGTTCGTGGCCGTCGATCAACTCCTGAACGTTATTTTTGGCGGGGATGAGGACGAAACGATCAGCAGCCGGATTGCCAAGGACAAGCGGCGCGGTCGGTTTGTGGGCTGCGTCCTGTGCGCCATGCTGGATTGGATCGACCCCAATCATTGTGAAAAGTCGCTTGAGCGTGATGAGGGCAAGCGTCCGGGCCAATACGACCGCCCCGACTGGAGCTAATCCATGACCCTTCTGACGCTGCTTCAAAGTAGTAGCAGCGGCAACTATGTCTTGTCCGCTGACGGCGGCGTTTATAGCTACAGTGGCAACAATGCTACGCTGACTTATACAACCGCTGGGGCCTTCACGCTCGTAGCGGACGGCGGGACTTACAGTTACAGCGGCAACAATGCCAATTTGCTGGTTAACCGGGCCTTAGCGGCTAACGGCGGCACCTACTCATACAATGGCAACAATGCCAACCTGACTTATACGACCGCTGGCGCGTTTGTGCTGCTGGCGGACGGCGGCGTCTATTCGTATGCCGGAAACAACGCAAATCTGACGTTCTCAGGCACGCCCATCATCGTGGACGACACCCACGATGGCGACTACCTACCGCGCAAGTTCAAGCGTGAACGAGACGAACGCAAGAAGCGCAAGCGCGACATCATTAATGCGTATGAGGTTCTGGTCGAAGGCCGTTCGCCGGTCATTGAGGAACTGATCGCGCAATATGCCGACCCGGAGCCTCAACAAACAAAGGCCGCAAAGCCTGTAGCCCCGCGCCTGGATATCGACAAGATCATGCAAAGCGCCGACGCTATTGAGCGTCTGTGGAACGCCTACATTGACATGGACGACGAGGAAATCCTGTTGCTGCTATGAGATACCGTGCTGTTTTCGACAAAAAGGGCCTGCTTGCCGAATACGAGGGCGAGGAACTGGTTTATTTGCGTGACGACTATCAGGCCCCTAAAGAGTCCGACCTTGGGCGTCCAATGGTCATCCGCGACATCGACCCATATCAGAACATGATCGACGGGCGCATGATTAGCAGTCGGTCGGAACACCGTGAATTGCTCAGGCGGCACAACTGCGTCGAAGTCGGAAACGAGAAGATGGAGACGAAAATAGTTGCGCCAAAGACAAATCGGCGCGAAATAATCGCCAAGCAGCTTGGCGACATGTCTGACAATCAGGCAAACAAGATTCTCAAGCAGCTAAAGAAAGGCATTTGAGATTGCGAATGGACACCCAAGAGCAAGCTACCGAAGAAGCCACCGACCGCCGGGAACTCCTGGCACAGCAATTTTCGGAAGTGGAGACCGCGCCTGAAGCGCCGCAGCCCGTAGAATCTCAAGTCCCCGACGATCCCGAACCAGAGCCCGAAGAGCCCAAGATTTGGGCCAAGCCGCCCTCCAGTTGGAAAAAGGACTACCACGACGCGTGGGAATCCGTTGATCCAAAGGTGCGGGAATACATTTGGCAGCGCGAGGACGAAACCCGCGCTGGCATTGAGCCTCTCAAGACCAAGGCTCAATTTGCCGAACAGATGCAGAAGGCCGCAGAGCCTTACATGCAGACCATCCAGCAACTCGGCGTGGACCTTCCCACGGCCATAAGCGGGCTAATGGATGCAGACCACAATCTTAGGTATGGCAACCCGCAACAGAAGCGGGCATACCTCAACCAATTGGCGCAACAATATGGCGTCAACCTGGGTGATGCAGAGGGATTCCAACAAGAATACCCGGCTGATCCCTACGTCTCGCAACTTCAATCTGAGCTTTATAGCATCAAGAATGAACTTGTGGGGTGGAAACAGCAGCAAGAAGCGGCTAAGAATGAGTCGCTTCAAGCTGAGATCGAAGAATTCTCGTCCAAAGCGGAATTCTTTGAGGACGCAAAGCCCACGATGATTACGCTCCTACAGAGCGGCGTGGCAAGCACTCTCCAGGACGCCTATGAAAAGGCGCTCCGTCTTGACAATGACCTCTTTGAACGGGTCCAGCAGAGCCAACAAGCCGCTGCGGAAGCCGCAAAGCGAAAGGCAGCCGATCAGGCTGCAAAGTCTGCCAAGGCAGCAGCGGTGAGCGTTAGGACTTCTACACCCAGGGTTCCAACGGCTACCAACGCGCAAGACAGGCGGTCCATGCTGATGTCGCAATTCAACGACTTCGCAGACCGTCTTTGATGAAACCCTGATAAGGAGGCAAGCCGATGGCTTTCGCCAATTCCGCAGTCAGCGACATCATTGCGACGAATATCCAAAGCCGCAGCGGTGAACTCGCTGATAACGTGACCAACAACAACGCCCTTCTGCGTCGTCTGAAGGAGCGGGGGAACGTCAAGACGTTCTCCGGTGGTAACGTGATCCTTCAAGAGATCATGTATAACGACGCCACTTCGAACAACACGAACAGCTACTCCGGTTACGAAGTGCTGAACGTGTCCCAAAATTCGCCCATCTCGGCGGCTCAATTCGGCATCACTCAATACGCTTCGGCTGTGACCATTTCGGGCCTCGAAATGATCCAGAACAGCGGCAAGGAAGCCATCATTGACCTGCTGGATGGCCGCATGGCTGTCGCTGAAGCCCAGCTTCAGAACCGCATGAGCGGTGACATCTATCTCGACGGCACGGGCAACAGCGGCAAGAACATCACCGGCCTCGGCGCGGCTGTTCCTGACGTTCCGACCTCGGGCACCTACGGCGGCATCAACCGCGCCACTTGGTCGTTCTGGCAGCCCAAGGTGTTTGCTGGCGTGACCAACGGCGGCGCGGCTGTGACGGCCTCGAACATCCAGGCTTACATGGATGCTCTGGCGGTCCAACTGATCCGTGGCACCGACAAGCCTGACCTGATCGTGGCGGACAACAACTACTACCGCCTGTATCTCCAGTCGCTTCAGGCCATCCAGCGTATCTCGGACTCCGGTTCGGGCATGGCTGGCGCTGGCTTCGCCTCCCTCAAGTATTACGGCGCGGGCATGGCCTCCGACGTTGTCCTTGATGGTGGTATCGGTGCTTCCGCCACGGCGAACCACATGTGGTTCCTGAACACGAAGTATCTCCACTTCCGTCCGCACGTTGACCGGAACTTCGTTCCGATTGGCGGCGAGCGGCAGGCCGTCAACCAAGACGCCATTGTGAAACTGATTGGCTGGGCGGGCAACATGACCTGCTCGGGCTCTCAGTTCCAAGGCGTCCTCATCGCTTAAAGGAGGCTAATCATGGCTTACACTTTCGATGAACCCAAGCTCGGCCTTCAACAAGTCGATCAGATTGACGATGGTGTGCTTTCGCCCGCCAGCGTCTCCAATGGCTCTACCAGCGTCATTCCGACCCCGCCTTATGTGCTGGGCCAGATTGTTCGCGGTTTTGACCCCGTCTATGGTGAGGGTGAATTCATCCTCCTCAAGGGCGTTGCCAGCACCGCCGTGGGCTCTGTCGTTACCTACAACGGCACGACCTACGAAACGGCCCTGGCTCCGGTCACTGCCAACCAAGCGCGCCCCGTGGCTATTGCTATGGCTGCCAACACTTCTGCGACCAAGTTCTCTTGGTATCAGATTGCGGGCACCGCCATTGCGGCTCGGACCACCGGCGTTGCTCTTGCTCCGACTGTCGCCATCGGCGTCACCTCGGCTGGCAAGGTCGCGGCTTCTTCGTCCGGCAAGGAAATCCTTGGCGCACGTTCGGCCAATGCGGCTACCGTGGCTGCTGCTACGGCTACCGTTGCCATCGTGATCAACCGGCCTCATATGCAAGGCCGGATCACCTAAGACGGGTGGGGGAGGGGCAACTCTCCCCCATTTCATATGGACATACAAATCCTCTGCAATACGAACGACGAAACCCTTTTCGCCAACATTGGTGAAAACTCGCGCAAGCATCGGTCCTGGATCAAGATGCTCGAAGCGCATGACGGACACGCGGTCATTGTCGGCGGCGGTCCATCGCTCCAGGAACACCTACCCACAATCAAGAAGCGCAAGGACCTAGGGCAGACGATTTTCGCGCTGAACGGCGCGACCAAGTTTCTGAACGAGAATGGCATCATTCCCGAGTATCAGGTCATTCTCGACGCTCGCCCTGACAACATCGCCCTGATTGGCAGCGCGAAGAAGTATCTGATCGCCTCACAGTGCGATCCGGCCATTTTTAAGGCCCTAGGCGACCCCTTCGTGTGGCATCCGGCCATTGAGGGCATTGAGGAGCATTTGCCCGCCCACGACGACGAATATGCCCTTATTGGCGGTGGCACGACCGTTGGGCTGTCGTCCATGTGCCTTGCCTACACGCTCGGCTATCGCAAGCTGCACCTGTTTGGCTACGATTCCTCGCACCGTGCCACTTTGGGACACGCCTACAAGCAGCCGATCAACGCCACCGAACCGCTGTGCAAGGTCACGCTTGGCGGCAAGACGTTCACGGCCAGCCTGACTATGGCGCGGCAAGCCGAACTGTTCCCCGAAGTCTGCAATAACCTGATTGACCTTGGCTGCATCGTCACGGTGGATTCGGACGGGCTTATCATGGAAGTGATGCACCAGATGCGCCTTGCTTCCCAGCCGATCACTGAGGAAGAGAAATACCGCAAGATGTGGGAGTTTGACTCCTACCGCACGATGTCCCCTGGAGAGGGCTTTGCGGAGGAATTCGTCAAGGTCGCCAAGCCGCACTTCCTCGACATCATCGCGGACTTCGGGTGCGGCACCGGGCGCGGCGGTCTGGCAATCAACCGGCTGACCAACTGCGATGTGGTTTTCGTGGACTTTGCGGACAACTGCCTTGATCTTCGTGGGCAGTTTCCATTCGTTTACGCGGACCTCACGCAGTCCATGTCAATGAAGGTGAGCGCCGATATCGGATACTGCACCGACGTAATGGAGCATATCGAACCTGAAAAAGTTCCAGACGCGATCCGAAACATTATGGATTGCGTTGACAAGTGCTTCTTTAAGATTGCGATGTTTCATGACAATATGGGCTCGCTGATAGGGCATCCCCTGCATCTATCGGTTTTTCCCGTCGAATGG